TACAAGTCTATTTTGGAACGCCGAGACGCAAAGGATCTGATTACCATAAGATGTGGCAGTCATCTTCCCAACAGTATTACTATCTAGGTTGTGAAAAGTGCGAGAAGCATTTCCCACTTTATACGCCGGGTTCTGACGATTGGGAAAAGGTTTGGCTGTATGGCATGATTGTTAAGTGCACTCATTGTGGCCATGAGCAGAACAAGCTCGAAGCTCAAGAGCGTGGTAAATGGGTAGCCCTCAAAGACCCAAATGATAAAGATTGTAAGATGGTTGGTTTCCACATCAATCAGCTTTACATGCCTCTATTTACTAGAGAAGACATTGAGAAAGAAAAGCCTGGTAAGCATCCTGTCAACACGGAACGTGTTTTCATGAACGAAGTTCTAGGAGAGTTCTATCAAGGTGATGCTAGTCCAATTTCTCCAGACGAGATCCGTACACATTGCGCTGACTTCGAAAGAAAATTCAGCCCACGTATTCTGCCACCAAAGGGCTTGGTGCAGTATTTTACGGTACTTGGAATTGACTACGGTGCCCGTTCTGACTTGGAACAGTTGGCAGATCCTGAGCGTGTCAAACCACAAGGACAGTCATATAGTACTGCTGTAGTTCTAATGGGTAAAGGACAGCAGCTCTCTATTGAGTTCGCTACCAAGTTCAAGCGTAATGACGTAGAAAGTAAAAAGGGAATCATTGACCAATTGATGAGACAGTATAGTATTCAGTTGGCAATAGGAGACATTGGTTACTCTAATGACTTCTCACAGATTCTTCACAATACTTATGGAGATAGATATCTAGTTTCCCGTGCTCACAATAAAGTTAATGATCATGTCAAGTTCAATGTTGAAGCCTTCCCTAAAGAACTTATTTTTGAAAGAGACTTTTACATCAGTGAAATGTTTGATCAGATGAAAAAAGGAGTAGTCAGATTTCCATATGGAGATTTTGAGAAGATTGCCTGGTTAGTTGAACATTGTTCCAGCATGGAGCTTAAACCTTCTATTTCAAAATATGGAGACCATACTGTCCATTACGTCAAAGGTGGTACACCGAACGACGGTTTCATGGCTCTATTGAACGCTTATTTAGCTTATAAGTTTCTGGTTACCAGAGGATTTACCAATAATAACCCAGCAACTGCTAATGTCAAAAACATAAACAAACCGATGGTTCTTAGCGGTTATGTACCAAGAAGGATGTAATTCATCCTAAATACCGAGCCTCACTGGATATATCATATTTAGTGTATTAGTAGAGGGTATAGTGGAACAGAGGTTATATGGCTGCGCTTAAAAAGTCAGGGTTAGGGGATGCTCCTTCCTTCTCAGCAAAATTCTTGTCAGGGAGATCCACTACCCCACAGGTATCTGCAATTATGTCACAAGGTATTTCTAAAGAGAGAAGAGTAATTCTTTCTGACGAAGTAGACCAAGGATATTATCGCGATGGTTCAGGAAACAATGCCAATCAGGCTGCCTTCTTAGGCGGGTCCGGTGTAGGCAATGTTGTATCCTCACAAAAATCTAGACCAGGCATTATGGATGGCTTCTCCAAATATGGACAAGTCGTCAGTAGCGTTGGTGGAATGTTTCGTGGTATCCACGGAGATTCTGTCAAACAAACTCCTGAAGTTTATTCTCCACTCTGGTTGAACTCTAACCTCAACCTACCGCGAGATCGTGCAACGATTAATGCATGGTGTCGTTCTTTCTTCGCGTTGAATCCATTCGTGCATAACGCTATCAGCTTGCATAGCACTTACCCAATTGCCAAGCTTTCCATCAAATGTCCAAACAAGGACATCGAAAAGTTCTTCAATGACATGATTGAAGAAATCGACTTGATGAACATCTGTGTACAAATCGCTCAAGAGTATTTCTTGCTCGGCGAGGCATTTGTATACGCCGAATTGGATGAAGGCAAGGGCAAATGGGCTCGCCTCCACATTCAGAACCCAGACTTTATGATTGTCAAGCGTACGGTAGTGGCTAGTGAGCCAATCATCATGTTACGTCCTGATGAAAACCTCAAGAAGATCATTTTTTCTAACCGTCCTACTGATGTCGAGCAGCGTAAGCAGCTTAACCAGCACATCATTGACTCGGTTAGACGTGGTGAGAACATCCCACTAGACAACTTCCATGTCTCGCATCTTGCTCGACGTATCAGCCCTTACGAAATCCGTGGCACTGGTCTTCCAGTCTGTATTTTCCGTCAGTTGATGCTCTTCGACAAGCTCCGTGAGTCTAAGTACGCTCAAGCTGACAACATGATCAACCCACTAACCCTTGTCAAGATTGGTTCGGCTGATTACAAGCCAACCTTTGCTGACTTGGAAGCCTGGAGAAGCGTCTTCGAGGAAGCTCAGTACGATAAGGACTTCAAAATCTTCACTCATGAAGGCGTAGCCGTTGAAAGAGTTGGATATGGACAGGGTATCTACGATATCTCTGGAGACATCACACAACTTCTCAAGGAAATCTTCATTGGTTTGTTCGTTCCACCAGTTATGATGGACGGTGGTTCTGATACCACCTATGCTAACGGCGGTGTGGCTCTAGATGTTTTGCGTCAGAGATACATGCAGTTCCGTAATATGATGTCTACTTGGCTCAAGACCAAAATTTTTGCACCAATCTCCAAGATTCAGGGCTTCTACGATTACTCGGGTGGTGAAAAGCAACTCATCGTACCAGAAATCGATTGGAACCACATGTCTCTCTTTGATGCGGGCGACTACATCAACAGCTTGGTTACCCTATCTCAGGGTCAAGCCGACCAGAAGAGAGTCTCTTTGCATACCCTATACCGTTCTTTGGGTCTCGAATTCGAAGATGAAGTTAGAAAGATGCGTAAAGAGAATGTTCAAAACGCAGTTTCCAAGAAAGAGATTGCCGCTCTTGAAGCTATGGACCTCAACTCTCTCCGTGCTTTGGATGACGAGGATGAAATTCCAGAGCCACAGACACCAGGTGGTCAGCAAGAAGCACCAGTTCCTGGCGAACAACCGGGCGGTGCCCCAGGCGGATTACCAGATTTGGGTCTACCAGGCGGACCTCCACCACCTCCACCTCCAGGTGGCGGACCAGGTGGACCCCCTCCACCTCCTCCAGGTGGCGGCGGACCTCCAGCCGGTGGACCTCCGGGTGGTGGAGCAGCCCCTCCCCCTCCTCCAGCAGGATAATCTTCTGAATAACCCTCTACTTGTGAATAATGCCGCATAGTTTTAGTTATTGCACCTAAGTAGAGGGTTTTTCCATGGATAAATTTGCTCAAAGACGCGGACTTCTTAATCAATTACGTGAGAAGATCAATATGCCGGGCGCCTATCTAGATAGTTTCTTTAAACCGGAACTAGATAGGGTCATGACATCATTGAAACAATTGGATGACAAGGTTCGTTCTGAATTGACTGGTACCAAGGTTGGAACTGCTGAAGCTCCAGAAGATACAGTACCTGCTAAACAACTTTTGAAGAGTGCTCGCACTAATTTCAATCGTCGTGAATATATGGCTGGTGTCGCTGAACTTGGACGATTCCATAAGAAGATGTTTGATGTCACTCAAGAGATCAACAAGTTCTATGTAGATGTCAACAAGATTCATCACAAATTCCTATTTGAAGGAATGGATGAAAAGAAACTTCAACAGTTACGTCAGCACATGGAAAGAAAAGCTGCCTTGCTCCTAGCCCAAGAAATGGTCAAGGAAGCCGGCATCATGGATTTCTTCCACAACATCGGTACCAAACGTGGTCGAGCGCTGGCTGCCTGGGAAAAGAAGTATCCTAAAGAGACCAAGCAACTTCGTGAGTGGGGTACTAACCTAGTCACTGCTGGCGAAGCCTTGTTAGAATCAACTCTAGGCGCTCTCAAAGAGATGGCTACTGCACGCGCCATTCGTAGACCAGACGATTACATGGATGCAGCCAACAAGATTAAAGGCGAGTTTGCTAAGTTTGACGCTGGAGATAAGGGTTTTACCGCTTATTACCACGGTCCTATTATGCAGTTCCTCAAGATTAAAGATGAGATTGACGCCAAGCAACCAAAGCCAGAAGCTACTCCAGAAGCACCAAAGGGACCACAGCCAGGTCAAGTAGAGTTGGGTGGAGAGCCTGTAGAAGAACAAGCACCACCTACAGTACCATCTCCTCCTCCATCTGGTATGGTACCATCCGCACCAGCACAACCAGTAGCCCCTGCCGCACCTCCATTAGGTGGTCCACCAGGAGCATCGCCTCCATTCGCACCAAAACCAACTTTGCAATTGGTTCCT